TCATTAAGTCAACTAAGTTAGAACAAAGTTGTGCCGGGCATCCTGAAAACTGTAAACTTGTTAGTGTTTCGTTGCCCTCAACGTAACTGCCAACGATTAATAAAGATTGTGGCGAATCTCTTTTAAGTTGCTTTTCATCGACTTGTTTAGTTAATACAAGGTCTTTAATCTGTTTGCTTATCTTATCCATTGTTTCCGTTTACTAAGCTTGAAAATCTTAAAATGTCTTTTATGCTTTTAAATTCAGCATGGATGCCATAACGCATTGCGTCAAATGAATCCATTTTATTTGTTGCCCTGTCCTTTATCAATTGCGAACTACCTTCTTTTGGTTTCGCTATTGAAATATCCCGTGCTAAGATAGGGCATTTATTTTTATCCACAAAGACTAAATTGTGAAAAAATGCTGTATTGCATAAATCCCTTGAATAATCCAGCATAGGGTTTTGTTTCCTTGTATCAATGAATCTGCTAAATGGTATTCCCAAGGTCCGGCTTATTATCTCATAATCCGTTGTATTACCCCGTGTATCTGACTTGCTTCCGGAACTGTCGCCCGTTACAAAATATGCTCCTTTAAAGAATGTCAATGAATCGAGATAACGCCTTACCATTTGCGCTAAATGGTGCGTTCCACCATCTGCTGTTAACTCCATAAAGAAATTAATACCGCCCCCGTTCTCTGCCTTGTCTCTTATTGTTTGTTTGAAAATACAAGTACATGGATCGACGTTAAAATCCCAACAAAGTGTAATAGGTGCATATTCATCAATCGGAATATCCTCAATTATATGAACATCCGGCTTTAACTCATAAAGCCATAACTGACCGCTAAAGTCAACAAATTGCGCTTCCCATTCCTGTGCATAAACTAATGGGCTTAAAATCTTCTTTTGCGTAATTATTTCTTCTGGTCTTATGTATGGGTTATTTGTTGCCCTCATAGTCCAATGACCCCACTCATCGCCTTTGTTTAGTGTGATCGCTTCTATTGCTGTATTCTTTTTTGGAGTGCCAAAAAACCATACCTGACCGTTATAGTCTGCAATCGTTGGTAAAAGCACGGCCATTAATATATCCAAATCATAGTAAAAGAATTGGAACTCGTCAAACAAAACCTTGTGGAATTTCTTGCCTCTTAGCTTTTCGAAGGCTTCGTAACTATAAAACCTTATCCGGCCTCCGGTTATTGTTCGTATAGTTAACCTTTGCTTAGAAACCATAGCCACGCAATCTGCCATTCCGCTAACAAGTGATTCGTACATTTCAGCACAATAACCGTAATCAGGTTGCACTATTGCCACCTCCTGCCCAGCCAACGCCCACACGTTTGAAAAGTAAATGATGCCGGAAGTCTTGCCCGACCTCCTTGTCGATGGGACCGAATTTAGTTTTTTATCAGACCCAAAAACTAACTTTTGATCCGGTATTGGAATAAAATCCGAATCAATTTCAACAGTTACCAATGCTGTAAACTCTTATTTTCTGCTTTTCTTCGTTTGAGAATGGAAGATTTTTAAGGCAATCCCTACGCATTGAACGTGGCACTTGCCCTGACAATTTTAAAACGGCTTTCTTTTTAACCTTTGCCTTTTTTGGAGTGCCAAAATACTTTTCTCTTAAGTTCTTTAAAAATCCCATGCTTTGCGTTTTTAAATTTTATCGTTCCAGGTCTGTTTAACAATGATCTTCTGCCCTTCTATTTTGATACTTGAACCTTCACCCTCTTTATTCTTTGGCTCCCATCCTAAATACTTACCTAATAATTCAACTGCCTTTAAGTCTGTTTTCATGGCCTTTTGTATCAATCCCTTTGCTATTTGACCCTCCCAACTTATTAACAAGTCTTCGCCTGTTTCAGTTGTTTCCTTTGAATAGAGCTGTGCACCCAAATATAATAATGCCTCCTTCATTGTCTTTAACTCTCTATTTGCCCGTTTACGGTTCTCTGGCTTTGGTTGCCTGTCCTTTGAGAATTTTACCCCTCCTTTGCCCTTAAAATTATCTCCCTTTGGCATACATCGTATTTACATCGCAAAATTACGATTTTATTCTATATACAGGTTTTCTTAATATGTTCGGGATATTTTTCACCCCTTCGGGTATTGTTAATTTATTTTAGTTTGGTTTATGAATGATTTTTAATACTTCAAATACGTTCCATTCGGCTGCAATTTGTATTTTCCCCATGCTGTGAAAATGGATTTCCATTTCTTTGATTGCAAATTGGCAACAAGACTGTCAACCATTGCCTTAAATACTTCACCTGAAATTGCCCGTAAATCCGCAAGTTCGCCACCCTCTTTTATTGCGTACACTATATTATTCAACAATTCAGGCACGTTCCCATCATAACTGTAAGGAATAGCAAACCCATAGCAAGGGTAATTCCAAAGTTCAAATGGAAGGTTTCCTAATTGAGGCAATCGGAAATACATTTTATTCTGGTGAAAGCTTCCAAAACTCAATTTCTTTCCGGTAATTAGGCTGATTTCATTTTTAGGAGTACTAAGCTCTAAATCGGTTTGGAACGCAAAGGCGAATTGTAAGGTGTCTTCTTTTGTGTCGATATACCATTCGTTTAGGATAATGTCGGATTCTTGAACTCCGTAAATTGATTTTAAGTAAATGGCGAATGCTTCATTTGCTCTCTCTGTTGGCAACTGAACTGTTTTGCCGCTAAAGATTTCAATTGTAAACTGTCCGTTTTCCTTAAAGTCATAATAGCCGCCCCGTATTGAGAACTCCCCTGTAATTAGGTTTTTCTTTTTTGTTGGCTTATTTAAGATGTCCTCAAGATCATCTTTTAAATCTACCAACGGGCTTAAAACAGGTGAGAATATTTCGTCATGTTGCTGTGATAACTCCCCTGAATGAATTAGCAAATCAATTTCGTTTTGCAAATTTTCGATTGCCTGTAATGTCTTTTCTATTTGGCTCATGTTATTTGGTTGTGTTTGTGAATAATTTATTTCCTCTGGGAGGGGTGCGAGGTCTCGAAGTTTTACCATGCTTTACAGATTTTAGTTTACCCTATGCATTATTACCGTTTCTTTTGCCGTGTCAATTTGGGAAAAATCTTTGTTCCGGTACTCTATCTCTGTAATTCCTAATTCGTGACCGTAAAATGAAGTTCCCTTATTTTTTTCGATAAAAATGCCACGCCTTGAATAAATGCATTCGTTTTCCTTTGTCTTGTTTGAGATTATTAAAGTACATTGGAAGGTGTCAGTTTTGGCAGGTGAACTTTGATCGTTCGGGTGTATATTCGGATAATAAGCTACCTTATTACAAGGAAGATTAACAGGTTCAAATATTGCTGAATTTCCTACTTCAATAGTATCAACATTTCCATAAGTATAAATAGTATCAAGTTGGCTGTATATTCCATTTCCATTTTGAGCCAATCCTAAATTGTAGAAAAGAATAAAGAATAGCACGTATTTCATACATCAGAATTTAATGTTTTGAAAATTAAAAACAAGGAACAAATGCCTAAAAATAATTCAATGGATGTAAAATCTCTTGTCATAAATTTGTATAACATCCAAAGGAAAAATGAACTGCTATAAATTACAATGGATAATACGATTGTAACATTCAAAATCGTTCTTACTTGTTCGGTAGTCATGTTATTGATTATTTACAGATTTTTAAAAATTTCATCATTGCTCACCGGCTTTGGCTTCTTTGAAAACCAGCCTTTGAGGATTTTGTAAACTGATATAAAGTTTATTTTAAAGTTCATTTTACCTTATTTCACATACCCAATTTTGGCCATTTCTTAACCCCTGTATTTGCATTGAATCAATCCAGGTGCGCTTATCTTTTGGGTTACCATCACACATCGGCCCGGCAATGAAGTGTAAATTAACTTCTTCGCAATAGGCGCATCCTTCAGAATCTATGTAGTAATAAACGCATGAAGTTATCAATGCAAGTGCTGAAATTAAGACAATGGCTTTAAGGGTTTTCATGTTACTTTGTTTTGGTTAATCCTTTTATAAACTGATCGAAAGCGTAGGCAATGGCTTCACCTACCTTTGGGAATTTGATTGCCACAACAAGCAGGGCAATGGATAAAATGATTGAGGCTGCTATTATCATTTGACTTTGTTTTGATCGTTAAAAAAATTCCAAACTCTGTAAAGAACATACCCAACTACCAAAATAAGGCAACTTAATAAAACGAATCCGAGATCAATGTAAATTTCTAACAACATGGTTCAATCAATTGTACACCTCACCGTATTTGGAGCATACTTCTGTTCCTGCCAACGGATATGTGAGTTAATAAAATCCTGGTCTCCGCAAACGGGTTGAATGTAAATATCCGGCCTGTTTAAGACCTGACAAAGTGCGCATTTCTCTTGACTGCATCCAAATAGACAGGTCAGGATTAAAGCGAATAGCGAAATTTTAAAATGGCATTTCTTCATTGTTTACTTTTATGGGTTGTTGTGGATTTCCGGTTGTTGGTTTTTCCCAATCGTCAATTTTAACGGAGTGTGTGCGGTAGGTTGTACGGTTTTCAGGCTTCAATGGGAAAACTGCAAGGTCAATGCTTTTGTGAACTTTGCCTGTTTTGTCCTTCCATTCTTTGATCTTGTGCTTTGCTGCTCCTTTGGTGTATTCAAATAGTTCTGTTAAGTCCAATTGAATTTTCATTCCGTTACCGTTGGCTATCTCATTTGCGGAACCGACATACATACTTTGTTTTTCTGCGCTCATTATATATTGATTTTTTCTTTTGAATTTCTGAATACTATTGAATATCGTTTATCTTCGGCCACCGCTTTATGCTGCCACTTCCAGCGATATTCATTCTCTAAAATAGTCAAACTTCGTGGCTTCAATTCCAGGTGCTTTACTTCCAATGATTGCGGATTTCTTAGATAAAATTTAGCCGTTCCTAACAAACTTAAAATTATTATCCGATTTCCTGAATTGTGAAGGTCAATATGATAATCAATCATTTGACCCTCAAAATATTCATTGATCGTAACGCTGTCAAATTCTCCTGGAATATCCAGCTTTCGGAATATTTCAGGTATTTTATGACTTACCAAATTTGAAGGATAAGGGTGAACACTTCCAAACCTTAAAACCTGGTTCCTGCCCTGCCCTAAACTTTCCTTTTCTGGAATTAACTTTAAAATTTCAGCTTCCTGAACTTTTGAAATGTAATCTTCTATATAAATTACCGGATTCACAACTTTAAAAAAAGTGAATGAATTACATTTGCTAACATCATGGACAAGCCCATAACCGCTAAAACAATTGCTGCCAATTCTGCGCCCTTTACTTCATTATTATTTGCTTTCATTTTTTGCTTTTTAAAAAACAGGGCGGCGAACATGAACCGCCCTGTTAAATCATTCTGGTAAACAATCAAAAATCATGTATAAACATAAAATCGTTGCAGGGGTAGGAGTTGAACCTACATTTTCCGAAATATGAACCCGGAGTTCTGCCATTAAACTACCCTGCTATAAAAGCCCCACTTTTGGGGCATGGTAAAAATTCCTGAGTGAATGAGTGTACAAATATAATTTATTTTTCTTAATTTATTCGTTTTTTGGTATGGATTTTTGTGGTTTTTTTAATAGAAAATTTACAGCCTCTCCAATATTCTTTTCTCAAGTTGGTTAATTGTTGCTATCATTGTTACACGCTGAATTTCTGATATTTCACCCTCTGTAAATTCAGCTTCTATCTCTACTTTTAATTTCTTGCATTCATCCTTTATCTGATCCTCAATCGCTTTTTTGATTACTTCGTATATTTTCATGGCTTCTTTTTTTGTGCCTCCCATTCAATACGGATTATTGCTACTCCGGTTAAAATGAAGATGGCTAAGATTGTGAATAGGATTATCATTTTGATTTTTAAAACCCTGCCCCGTGCATTACATGAGGCAGGGAATGACATAATTTAGCTAATGTGGTTTTTCAAAGCCTCACAAACGACTAAGGACATAGACTTGCCCTCTCTTTTTGCGAATTTCTCAAGCTTTGTTTTTTGCTTTGGTGTCATGTACGCCTTTACGTAATCCTTTTCAATTGTTGCAGTTGCCATGTTTTAAAAATTTATGAGTGAATAAAATTGTTTTGCACTACCTCCGGATGGTAAATAAATAACTCCTTTAAATGTGAACGTCTTACTTCATTTCTTAGTAAAGACTTCCCGTTCAACTTTCCATGCTCTAAATAGTATTTAAACTCATCCTGAATACTTAAAATTTCTCTTTTGATATCTTCGCACTCTGCATATCCTTTAACCGTGTGCATTTTATTGGTCAATGATTCGCATAGTTTGCTTTGCGTATCTTCAATCAAATCATAAAGTTTTTCACCCAACTTTTCAGAAATTAAAGCAAAATTTGAAGTATAAACCTTGCCGGTATTCAAGTTTATTTCGCCCGTTCTTTTAAACCATTCAAAACATTCTCTTAAGAGTTTTGCTGAATCGTATTCTTTTGCCGCTTCCGGCAGTTTGTCGTCTGGTTCATCCTGGTAAAGCTTAAATAGTTTTTTGCGAAATTCTGATAGTGAATATTTTTTAATAAGGCTAATTACGTGCGCCGCGCTGATGTTGTTGTCGTCATTGACCTTGTAAAGTTCAATGGCCAGGCTAATATCAATAAGCTTTATTTTTGGAACAGAAACGCAATACTTCAAAACCTCATCCCGAATGATAGCCAGATTATGTGCGTTCGGCTCAATGTTTTTGAAAAGAAAATAACGGGTAACAAGCTTTGTGATTTCAACCCCTGAATAAATTAAATCCTCAACAACTTTCGGGCTTCGCTTCCATTCCTGTAAAAAATCTTCCGGTTTCATTTTATCAAAATTTTATGTTTAAACTTTCTTCGGCTGCTTTTATCGTGCGTTCTGCTTTTGAACTTTGTTGATCGCTTCCATTATACTTTTGGACTCCTGTTTGAGGCCTTTCGTTATTTCTCAAAATCCAGCCCTTCGCTGCTGATTTCCAATTTTTCATTTTTGATTTACCTACCATCCAGTTTTTAGAATCGTAAAAAGCCTCAAACTTTTGTGCCTCAATTTCGTTTGATCCGCTATCCAAAAATAATAAAAATATTTCTGATAATTCAGGTTTTTGAAAATTATTTTTCCCCCCTTCACCCCCCTTTAAAGAATCCTTATCCTTATCCTTTTCTTTATCCTTATCCTTAACCCTATGAATAGGGTTTAATTGAGGTCTATTTGAGGTCAAATCTATAAACGTTTGTTTTTCAATATTATAGTAATTTTCAAGGGTCAAATTTTCGATTTTTAAAAGCTTTAAAATTGACTGGTGTACTTTAGAATTTTCGTTAAAATTTGTGCCATATTGAAACGAAAAAAAACCAGGAAAAAACCATTTTCCGGAAGCTAAAACAATTACCCGTATTTTGCCGGAATTAAAAAAATCAATGGCCTTTTTGAGGTCAACATGGCCACAAATTGAGGCAAAGATAAGCTTATTTGGCCGCCATATACCGGCATGGTCTGCCTTGTCAAGTGCGTATTGCCATAACAATTTATATTCGTTTGGCATCTCTAAATACCAATCTTCCGACCATATATCAGTATCAATGAATCTTTTAGCCATTGCATAAAAATAACCCCAATTTGGGAGCGTGTACCGAGGCCAAAAACGGGGAAATGACTACCCAGATATTCCGATCACACGCCCCCAGATTGAGGCAATTTTTAATAAAAAAATACAATATTGAGGTCATTTCATAAAATTTTCGGCACTACAAAAATAGTAATTTATTTCAATTTAAACGTGTTTTATTTCGTTGTTTTCCAATTCGTCATGGAAACGGATAGCTACGGCTGATATCTGTATTAACTCTTCTTTCATTCTTAAAACGTCTGATTTCTTTTTTTTGATCTCATGCCATAATTCTTCAACTTCTTCAATTAAAACAGCGTATGCCTCATGTGATGAGTTAAAATGGCCGTATGTTTCAAGTGCATAGTCTATTTCTGCCTTGATTATTTCATTTGTATTCACAGTTAAAATAGTTCAGCTTGTTTTTTTGATTCTAAAATAGATTTTATATTCTTTTTTGCCAATTGAAAATAACTTTCTTTTAATTCAAAGCCTATCGCCTTTCTACCCATTTTTAATGCCTGGTAAACTTCGCTACCTATACCCATGAATGGAGTAAAAACAGTATCCCCTTTGTTGCTGTATAGGTGAATTAATCGCTCTATAGTGTCAAGCTGCAAAGGGCAAATATGCTTCTCGTCATTATCCTCCCTACCGTTTCTAAAACCTTGCAGTGTGTTGCCATAATCAATGTCCATCCAGACAGGAGAAGCATACTTTTGCCACAAATCAACTGGTAAATCTGTATTTGTTACAGGATTATTTCTGTTTCCGTCTTTTCTGAATATCATAACATAATCTGGTATTCCAACCCTACTCATTGTACTATCTTTTTTAATTTGCTTGTGTAATAAACCAAGAGCCTTTGTTCTCTGCATTTCAATTACCGGATCTTTCCAAATTGTTATTCTTGATGCATAAACAAACCCTGCATCCTCAAATGATCTAAGGATCATTCCTGAAAAATCCCTTAAACCTATAAATCCTTCCTTGCCCTTCTGTATTGGTAAATCCATACAATGCACACAAACATTTCTGCCTTGCATCATCACCCTATAAAGTTCTTTTATTAAAAAACCAAACTGAATCAAAAATTCATTGTAGTCCTTTGAATTTCCCATATCTTCTAAATGACTCGAATACGTATATAATTCAGCGAATGGAGGACTAAAAACGCTCAATCCTATTGATTCAGAATTTACGTTCTCAATTAATTTAATACAATCACCTCTTTTTATTTCGCAAAATTCATTAATAAATTCCTTTGTATCAAATTCAGACAAACTCAATAAATTATTATTAAGGTTTTCATTAACCGCCTTACTCATTTCATCTTGCATTATTTCAAATTGTTTTTGTTTCGTTTCAATTGATTGTTTTACGTTTGCCATTGTATCTGTTGTTATAAGATAGATGTTAACTTCGTTTTTTTGTCCGAATCTGTAGCTTCTTCTAATTGCCTGGTAAAGCCCTTCAAACGAGAAATCTAAACTTGCAAATATTTGATTGTTGCAATTTTGATAATTCATTCCGAAACTTGCTATCTTGGTTTTTGTTATTAATATTCTAAATTCGTTATTTGCAAAGCCTAATAATGTTCGCTCTTTGTATTCAGTTGAATCATTACCTTTTACTTCTTTTGCATCTGGAATCATTTTTCTTAATAAATCACCTTCTTCGTTCTGTTTTATCCATATTATAAAGTTCTCATCCTGCTTTGAATTTATAATTCTTACAACTTCATTTAATCTCTCGTTTTTTGTATTCCTTAACTCGCTATTAAAATTTGTTGCTGAAATGATAGAATCATTAAATAGCATTCCATTATTTCTTTTAGGCGTTTTTATCTGATTCTCAATAATATTTAGACTCGGTAAATCATAGCCATCAGCATCAAAACCTATATCCTGAGGCTTATTCAGCATTATAGCCCATGTACTTATAAATTGATAAAATAATTTTATAGCATGTCCTTTTAATCTCCATTTTGCAGTTTCGCCACCATCATGCACAAAATACATTGCTAACATTTCATTGCGGCTCATAATGTCTAAGAACTCCGAATGATTACCCATCTCCATTGGATCATTTGGGCTTGGCGTTGCCGTACACGCTAATTTATATGGAGTATTTTTAAACGAATCAATAATTAGCTTTTTTGTAGCCCCTTCAAAATTCTTTAAAATACTGCTTTCGTCTAAAACTATTCCAGAGAACAAAGAACAATCAATGTTTTCTAATTGCTCATAATTTGATATTTGAATACCATAGTTTGAATTTCCTGTATATTTTACAACTGGTATATTAAACTTTTCGCCCTCTTTTATAGTTTGACCGGATACTGCCAACGGGCAAAGTATTAAAACTGGCTTACCTGTTTTTATATTTACTTGTTTCGCCCATTCAAGCTGCATTAATGTTTTACCTAATCCACAGTCAGCGAGTATGGCATACTTCCCGGCATTCAATGCTCTTTTAACAATAAACCTTTGGAAATCAAACATAAAACTATTTAGATCAGATTCTTTTATATCGAATCCACTAAATACATGAGCTTTCTGTTTGCTCTTTAGAAATTCATTATAATTCATGAAATGTCATTTTAGATTAATTTGGCCTTACAAATATACAAATCTTTTTAATATTGGGTACTTTTTTTGATCTTTTTTTGTCAGCCTTTAGCTTTACTTTTAATAATCGGAATGTTTTATGCGTATAGCAATAAGTTACCTGCAATATTTATTAAAAATTCCACCGCACAGTTACGCAGTTTTAAGTTTCTTCAATAATAAACTGTTGTCAACCATGTATTTTCCAAACCCTGATTTTTCTTCGTTAGAAAGTTGCGGTATTTCGTGTTCAGTATTGTAACTTTCTTTAATCACATTCATGCAGGTTTGGAAATCGTTTCCGCACAGTTTTTTTATTCCTTCAAGTTCTGCTTTTAGTTCTTGAAACCATTTTGGATTTACCTCTTTCAAGTAATCCATCGCAACTGGCAGATGATGTGTCATTAAGCTATCGCCTGTAATGTGGTTTAGCATTTCATACACATCTCCAATTTCAGTTGATAATCTGCCATCCAAAATGGAGAACAGTTGTATCATTGTGAATTTCTTTGTCATGTTTTTAAGTTTAAATGCCTCCCTAATTTTTAATAAATACTGACAGGTAACATGGGCTTGGCAAAATGCCACTAATCAGCTTTGTGCCTTGAAATTATCGGTTTGCTTGGTGGCACTATCGCCAAGCCCCGTCCGTTAAATTTTAACACCATTCCTTTTATTCATTGCCTGTATCATTGCCATTAACCAAATTTCATCAGGTTGGCTTTTTAGCTGCCCTGATTTTACTTTGATTAAAAAGTCTTCGGCTCGTTTTTCAAGGTCTTTTATCTTTTCCTCTCCATGCAATTTTACAAGGCTGTTTCGCATTGCAGGAATTGCGGCCTGTTGTATCATATTGCATTGGTAGCATTGTACATTTGCGTTCAATTCATCGTATGCCAGCATCCAGTAAATTCCTTTAGGAAAATAATGTCCGATATGTGCTGTATTTGTTACATTGGTTCCCTTTACAAGAATTGATTTTTGGCAAGTGCAACAAATAGTAAACTTCTGGTCTTTGCAAAGTTTGGCTTTCATTAACTTTGAATACAAAGCCTGTGCCTTGTCCTTTAATGCTTTTCTTTGCGTTGGTTTGCCTTTGGAAGATTTCTTTTCTGCGCTCTTAATCCGTGCGCCTTCCCTCCAGCATTGGCCGCAAAGCTCATTTCCTTTAGTATAAATTCCGTGTCGTTCGCAAACTGGCATTAAGATGCTTTTAAATACTGCTTATACAATTTATCCAAACCTTTAAAATGTGCTATCTGGTAATGATCTAAAGCCGTTACCCATTTGTAAGGCTGTTTGCTTTTAATGTTCATTTTCTTTGTCGATCTACGTTGGAGTGTTTCGATTACTAAAATAGGATGGTAAGGAGATATCGCAAGGTGAACAAATTTTTTATTCTCCTTTTCAAATTCGGGCATTACGATCTCACGGATTTTGTTGTAAATTGTTTCTTTGGTCATAACTCCATTTTTGACTGTTTAAAAATTGATTGATTAATTACCCATTTGTGGTTTGGTTTGCCGTACCGTTCGGCTTTCATTGTTTGGGTTTTCTTTAATGCTCCCTTTGATTCCAGGTTAGTTATTGCCCTACGAATGCTTGTTATAGGAACATCTGGAAATTGTTTTTGGTAGATTTCCTGAATTTCAAATGGAGTATAGGCGTTTCCTGTTTTGAAAATTTGGAAGATTCTATATTCCTGCCGTGTGCATTTAATGTTTGCATTTTCAAGTTCTACGCCCATTAAATCAATGGAGTTGTAAAATGATTCAACTACTGTGTTTATGTTTTGGAATATGCTCATTTTGGTAATGATTTTAAATAGTCTCCATTTGCATTTCAATAATCATTCGGCTATCTTTGCCATCTTCAAAGTATTTTTTAAATTCATCACGGCTTAGAAAGCTGATTCCGTATTGATTTGCATAGGTTGAAATAATTTCTTCTTCAAATCGGTTAATGAAATCTCCATCGCTCATTTTTGTTGTAGTCATTGGAACAGCGATATATTCCGGTACGTTGCCCCTTGCATCTTTTTTGTTGAGCAAATTCTTTACAAGTGAAGGATTGAACATTTGTTTGTGATAATCGTGGAGAGTTTGAATATCAATCGGGATGAGTTCGCCTGTCATTGGGTCAAGGATTTGATTTATCCCGTTTCGGTTCATGTGTTCAACGATCAATGGAAGCACATGGCCAAAATGAAATTTATATCTCCAGCCTCCTGTTCTTTTAACTTCCTGAATAAAAACCTTAAACATACCTTCGCCCAAATTTGTAAGCGTTTCTTTTAAGCTTCTGAAAGATTCAGCAATCCAGTCTATTTTTCCGGATTCGTTTTTCCTTCGGTGTAGGTATAAGGTTTTTGGTTCCATTACCAAACAATTTTATTTAGAAAATCCCTGCAATCGTTAATCCTTTTACAAAGAGGATCAATTAACGTTTTATCAAAATCATATTCTTTAACATGAATGCGATCTTTGTACTCCAAATCTTCGTATCTGAATTGCTTTTGCATTTCCTTTACGTAATCCTGGAAGGCTTCAGAATCGGCACTAACTCCGCTTTGATATAGTGCCTGTTTCAATTCTCGTTCGATCAAAGCCTCCGGAGTATCAGTTAACACATAAGCAAGTTTTGCTTTTGTCCTTCCGGTTAACCACATATATCCCTGCAATTGCAAAATGTAGTCTTTATTCTCCTCGTTCTTAATTGCAGCAAATGTGTGTATATCCCAACTCGATTTAATATCAATAATCGTATCTTCCGTAACGATGTCAGGCGTTCCACAAATGAAATTGTTTTTGAAAAATGTTTCATTTTTTGTAACAAATTCCATCGTACAAATTGAGTAGGTATCCATACTTAACTCCTCAACTCCTAAACCTTTTTCAAGGAATTTTGACCGGATTTCTTTTTTCCTGCCGAATCTCTTTTTAATGTATATTTCGTATAGGTATTTCTTTGTCGTTTCGCTTAACTTTTCAGTTTTCGACCTTGCATCGGTCATTAATTTGCCAAGCTGCGAACATCGAAATAAATGATTGTCGAAATTAATGGGTTCCATTCTTTGCAGTTAAAGTGGTTTCTAATTGTGCGAAGATTTCAGCGTGTTCCGGTTTTAAGTGTGGCTTAATTTTATTTAGGTCCTCAACCGTTTTAGCGTTTAATATCATTTTTGATATTCTATCTTCGGAAGGTGCCGCAAATCGTCCTAACATATTCTCGTAATTCATTAAGTCCTTCCGGTTTAAGTCCTTGCCGAATATCCTTCCGATCTTTTCGGCAGCATCTTTTATGGCATAGGTTTCTGCTGCTGGTAGTGCCATTTGAACGGCTGCATTCTTTACTTCGTTGAAATCACAAGCTTTTGCGCCTTTGTTGGTTTGAATTGGGGCAGCCCCTAAACCATCCTGGAATAAAAATTCTTCTTTTTGGTCGTTTAAAATATTCAGATAATGAAGGCGTACATGAACGCAACAAGAGTTTGCAATGACCTTCCATTCGATTACCTCCACATACCAGCGAATAAAAATCCTGGTAAGTAAGTATTCGATCTTATCAATTGGAAGGTACTTTGACCCGTTTGCAAGGTCATTTGTTTTTACCCAATCCTTTAAAGGTTCCTGATTTAAGAGTACCTGCAAATCATTTTCATTACTCTTTTCTTCGCTTTGGTTTACAAGGTCTGCAAACGTTGGCAGTTTTATTTTTACGTTGCTCATTTTATTGATTTTAATTAACTTAATTGGTTTAAAATTTCCTCACATCTTTGTTTCAGAACCTTGCCCTTTACATTCGGCAAAACTTCATTGAATATTTCCTTTGCTCTTTTCGGGTCAACAAAGTGCCAATGTGGCAATCCGTTGCCCCCTGTTTCACAGTAGAAAGATACTAATTTATCCGCATTTTTTATACGAATAATGTCAAATTTTACGTCTTTTTGCATTTTTTTTGATTTTAATTATATGATCCAAATTGTTTAAATCCCTTCCAGTCGTTGCCGCTTTCAAATTCATTTTGTGAATCCTGGCAATCGTCAAGGGTCAGACTACCGTCGCTTTCGCCCGTTAATTCATAAAGGCAATTCCAAAGGTCTATGCCCTTTAAATCGAGCGCATACGTCATGCGCTCGAATAGGTTTAATTTGCTCTTGTTGTTCATAATTCGCTTAAGTATTTTAGTTCGCCTTGATAATGCTCCCAATCTAATAACTCACTTTCGTGGTTATTTAAAAAATGGTTTTCGCATTCGTTTAAAAGTTGTTTGAAAATTAGAGAATCAATTATCGTAACAGGTATATAATTTTCAGAAATTCCATCCTTCGGGCATTGGCTTATGCCATTGATTGTAATTTCAAAGTCAATTTGTCCGTTTTGATCCTCTGTTTCCGGCACATAGTTTGTTATTTCACCTGAATATTCGACCAGGTATAAAACGTTATCGATTTCTATTTCTAATTCTGTGCCGCCTCCCGACTGGTTTACTTTCATGTAGTCCTTATTTTGACTTAAAAGTTTGCATTCGTTTACGGTTTGCCTTAACGCCTCTACTGTTTTGCGATATTCTGACATTGCTTTGTCTAATGCGTTAAAATTATACATGATTTTGATTTTGATTGTTTTAAAAATAGGGGGCAGTCGAAGCTACCGCCCCCGTACCAAAGTTTACTATTCCCAGGTTGCCTGACCTTTGCCAGGTTTGGAAGGATGAAAAGAGTTTTTAATTTTTTATAAAATAAATATCTGATTCAAATACACATTTTTCACCTTGCCCCTCTGTCCCTATTGCTTCCCAAATTCCACCGTTGTATTTTCTTTTTATTACAAAACAATAACCCTCTGGTGTTATTAGATTAGTTCCCTCTTTAAAATCTTCTTTTGTTGCCCTTCTTAAATTTTTCATAATTTTTGATTGTTTTAAAATGATAGATCAAAGATAAAACAAGGGTGAATGGTCAGTATTACCCTTTTTAGTATAAATCATATTAGAAAAATCTTTATACGATAAGTCATTGATATATAAACAGATAGATATTAAATATTAACCTATACAACCTAAAAAAAATCAGGTCAGGCCAAAATTACCCTGTTTTAGTAATATAATATATTAAAGGAAATTTATATATGTTAAAGGGCATACGCACCTATTTGCCCCCAAATAGTAAAATTTATACGAATTTTACGAATATGCTACTAAAATTACGAAATCGGCTTTTAGGCCGAATATTGAGAATATCGCCTAAATTGGCTATTAAACTACCCTGCCGTTAATTATATCGCACAGTTTAACATCGAACGTGCCGCCCTCAAATGTTTCAACATGGGCGAAACCGTGCATTGAATTGCTAGCCAATGGGTTGTAATCTGGTCGTAATTCACATAGGCAGCCGGTCGAAAAACACATCGTAACATTACCGTCAATGTCTATTTCTGTTTGTTTGGAAGACCTGTGCAAATGTCCTATTAAGGTAGATTTTTTTGCCTTCATATAAACCCCCCTGGCAGGGTTTACCGGAGCGAATACTCCCTTAACTAAATGATGCCCGTGCGTTACATTTAATTTGCCCATTTTAACCAGCACTTTGTCATCTATTAAATGTATGCGCTCCTGATTTAATGCTAAACGGTTTTCAAGTTGGTAATAAGGATCGTCGAACACCTCCAGCACCTTTGTCATTAACCAACGTTCATATCTCATATCATGGTTCCCTTTGAGCCAATAAATATGTGCATTCGGGAAAGCTGCCCTCAAGGCAACGTTAAATTGTTTTGCTGCTTCAAACTCTTGCTTTAGGCTTCTTTTGCGTGGGTCTTTTTCAAATTTTGAGCATCCATGAAAATCAATGAGATCACCGTTTATAAAAATCGTATTGCAGTTATTTTTAAGCCCATAGTTGAACGCAATTTCTATGCTTTGTGAATCGTGGTAAGGTATATGAAGATCAGACAACACTAATATATTGTTGCATCCAACGGGCAATGTAAACGGTTCACGGTCTGCTTTATAACTTTCTGGCAAATTAAACGGATTCTTGGGTCTATCTTCTTCCATTAGGTGTGTTTTTAATATTCCTGTTTTGCCTTTGCCTTCAATTGCCCTTAGCATTGTCCTTGCTGCGTCTATGCTTGAAAATACTGACTTGTTATCATTGTACATTTTACGGGCAAGCGTCAACGTTGGCACATCCATGCCATATTTGTCTCGGTACTCCCTTGCTAAATTTGATTTTGAAAACCCTTTTATTGTTTCGCCTTTTTTGGCCATTACTTCCATGTATTTTCATAGCCGCCTTCGACAAGATCAAGCCACACAAGCGCAAATAAATTATCTGAAATTAAAGGATCACGCCCGTTTTCATGTCGGCAAATTTCACGGGTCAAAAGTTTAACGTTCTCACGGCTCCATTCAAATTTATCCCTTGCCTTAAATCCGGTTCCTTTGCAAACTTGTTGAACGTAACTGAATGTTTGATTTTCGACGGGCGGGGCATATTTGTTTAACACCTTTTCAATTGTAGTCAACTTGTACTTAAAATAATATGATCCCAATAAAACTACTAAAGCCCTTACGCCTTGCCAATATTTACCGAATTGCTCGAATGATCTGTCCTTAGAATCAGAATGTGGAATTTTGCCCTTCCATTGGCTTTTACTTTTTCGAATGTTTCCAGGATTATTATTTCGCATCCCTCTCGGGTATCGACCATCGTTTAAAAATGTAACATCTAAAGGGCTGTTTACAATTTCCTGGAGCATGAAAATAATTTTTAAGAAACAAAAAAGGGCAGCCTATTTATCGTACTGCCCTTAGAAAATTATTCACTTTCAATTCTCTTTTTTTACCTCTGCAAAGATTTTTAATCTTGTGCTTTGGGTTCCTGATGTAATTACCTCGTATTTTATTCGACCGCTCATATAGTTTCCTGTTATCGCTTTGCTTGTTGTTTGAACTCCGTTTATCGTAACCGTTCCGATGCTTATATATTCAGTACTTGAAGCCTCTTTAGGTTTGTGATAAAACGTAATTGTTCCGGCAGTTGACCCGCTCAATGAATCAGCGATGATGTGAAAAGCGTAATCAAATGGATAGCTAAACTCCATTGTTTCCCGTGTAATCGTATCAGCGTTCGTAATTGTGTCAAGTGTTTCCGTAACATACGTACGGTTAACCTGACCAAACGAAACAAACGAAACAGCAAGGAATGAAAATAGTAAAAGAAATTTTTTCATTTTAAAAATATTTTAAACGTTTAAAAATACAAAGCTATTGATCCCTCTTAAAAAAGAAACCATATAAGGCCACTACCAACCCTATAATAACATTAGCAGCATCCCAGACTGCATCTAAATTATTTTGAAGGAATGTTAAAACTGGAAGCCATGCATTGAGGCCAATTAAGCCAATGATAGTTCCAATTGCCGTTAAAAAATGTCGAATTAAAGATTTTGTTTTCGGATCCATTTTATAAAAATTTTATTTGTTACTTATTCCTTTGTCTTGTCTTAACGTACATATTTCCCTTACCTTCGATGTAATAAATTCCACCTATCGGAATTTCGCTTAACTCTGCTTGTCTTTTACTTTTAAAAGTTCGTATTCCCATATTATCTACCGTAGGATAATCTGTTTGGGCTGCCCGTTCGGTTAATGCGCTTGGAACAAACGAAAGCTGTTTAGTAATTTCCTTTTTAATCTCTTCTTTAAATTGTCTTTCATTCCTTTGAATCTCATCCTTTGACAACGGCCGCCCTGCGTTCATTTCAGAGGGCATATACGGTGCTCTCATTCCGAAACAATTAGTATCTAAATACAACTTAAAGTCGCAAACCTCAACACTCCTACATTCAAGGCCACCGCCACCGCCTCCAGGATCGCACATGAGCATAACATAAGCTGGTGTGCAATCGCCATCCCACGGCGCAGGTAAACTTCCACAATTGAAAAATTCACTTGATGCCACTCGAACACATGAACCCTCTTTAAACGCTAAGATTGAATCCGGATCGCTTGTTCCAGAATTAAAAATCTGTCGCATATCTTCGCAATCCGTAATAAAATTACTGCCTGAAACCCTTTGACAGCTTCCTGTTCCTGTATTCAATGTTAAAATAAAATCCCCTGCATCCAATGTACCACCGGCACTAAATATGGATGCAATCGTGTCACAGTTAACAGTTGCCGCACCTGGAAATGGAATTTTGACACATTCGCCCCCGTTATCTGCGTATATTGAATCAGCAGTCGAAGCCGGACTAAATAAAGCATTAAGACTATCGCAATTGAAGTCTAACATTACGGCCTCTCCATACATTCCTTCGCTTCCGCAATATAATTTAGTAAACCCTGGGGGCGGGACAGGGTCCATAATAGGCGAAGCAATTATATCCCCTGCATCAATCGAAACGTCTATACAATTAGTTGCCCTTGTTGATATTTCTACTTTAAAACAATTTTCGCCACGCAAAATAAATGCAATGTCATCTTCCATTAATTCGCTCTCCTCTTGTATTTCCTGCAAAATTCCGCAAATATCAATGTAAATAGAATCTGTTAAAACGCAATCACCATTAGGCAAAATAGTAACATACTTTTGCCCTGCTTCCGTGTTTGCATCTTCTAATAAATTCAATGCTTCACATAAAATGCCTTCATTAAGACAAGCTAAAACGCTATCGCAAAGGAATGTATTAACACAAGCTGCCACGCTATCACAATTTAGTGGTGGTATTGACCCGTTTATGCCTCCTTTAATTACACACGTATCAACTGGTGTACCATCCCAATCAGTTAAAGCAAACGTACTATCATTAATGCAATTGAGCATATAGCCGTACTGAAAATTAGTTCCATTCTCATTTATCAATGTGTAACTTCCGTCTGCATTATTTACAAGTCTGACAGTGTCCCCAACACCCGTAATCAAATTAAGATCGTAAAGCCTACAATTATTTGACTGATTGACACCTACTAATTTATCCCCTGTGCCGTAACTTTCGTTTCCGAATGTTCCTAAAACTTCGCACAAAACTCCACCTGTTAAACAATCTCCAACGCTATCACAATTAAAGCCGCCTCCACCGCCACCACCATCACCACCATAATTGTTTATAATGTCGATTAAGTCCTGGATGCTTATACAGATAGTTAGTTTGCCTGTCGTATCTGTCATCCTGAACATTGAATCCAGCTTTACCCCTGCCGTGTCCTGGCATCCGTAAAGTTGCTTAAAGGAAATTCCTTTTCCGTCATTCTCATAAGTTTGTGAAAATGACACATTCGCTGCAAACATTAGGCAGCCTATAAAGATTATTTTATTTAACATCCGCATGGTGTATCTGTATTTGGATTATCTGATCCGTTTGTTGTACAAAATCCTGAACCTATTAAAATATTGGGTCTGAATCTTACCGAAATTGTGCATGGTAGTTCTGCTGTTCCCATTTCTTTAGGGCTTCCGTTTTCATCGAAAAACTCAATACGGTAATTATTAGCATCGAAATTTGCCCCGTTCCATTGAATTTCATACGTGAACGGGTCCATGCCAGTTGCCATATATCCGCCCTCAATTTTTTGTCCGTTCCAATAAAGTTCAAAGAAAGCATATTGGTTGTTGTCAGTTGGGTAAACGTATGTTTGCCCTGTTAATGGGTCAACAAAGGGCAAATCAATCTCGGTTTCGCCCGTTAAAATCCAAGACCACATAACCGGTTTACCAGGAATAGTAAAGGTCAAAAAACCTTTGATCCATTCAAGTATTTTCCGTACAGTTATCCAATTGTTTCTTAGCCCATTTTTAGTTAGCTTTCCACAATTATCAGGTACTTCGATTGTTGTATTTGCTAAAGCAGCGCACGTATTTACGGCCATATCTTAAAATTTAGAAAGTTGAACAAATTTTAATAGTACTTCCATCTTCTGCTAATTCACTTCCGCAAATTTCCTGTGCTGTAACCTCGTCTTGATCCACTTCAAAGAATATTCCTGTCGTTAATCTAAAATGCTTATAAATCGTTTGAGTTTCATCACATTCGTTTATTGTGTATTCTAACGCACACCCATCCGGTTGCAATATCTGAAAATTAATAAGTGCATCTTCATTCAGTATGTTAGCAAATTTTAAAGGCTCTCCAATGTCAAATATTCCCTTTACTGAATAAATTTTGCCCCTGAAATTTGCGTAAAATATATGTTGCCCTGCTTGTAC